CACATGTGGTTAAACATCTTGATATGGATGCCCGTGTTTCCGCTCTTGTCGGCCCTCACCCCATATGGGTGGGCATCGACTTTAAGGCGTGGGAAAGCTCCGTTAGTGCGGCTTGTCAATCTCTTTTCGCGGCTTCTATCCACATGTTTTGTGGATGCAGCCATGACTACATTGCGTACATGCGCAAGCACATTAAGAAGCATCTCTACTTGGGCAATGATGATGTGTCTGCTCGTATTGAGACCGTTAGAATGTCTGGAGATTTTTCCACTTCTTTTGGCAACACTGTTATAAATATGGCCTTGATTCATACTATTTTGTCTCAGATGGGTATTACTCAGTATGAGTATTGGGTTGAGGGAGATGACGCCATATTGAACGTGCCCAAGTTTGACCTGCCCAACTTTGTTTCTAGGGCTCGCCGCTTTGGCTTTAATGCCGTTGATACAGTGGTTACGGACCATCCTGGAAAGGTTGGTTTTTGTGGACTGTTTTTTGATGATGCCGGTCGGTTTTTCGATCAGGCCCGCATTTTTAGGAGGCTACTTGCTCATTCACCTTCGGCTCTTAAGCGTGAAGAGCACTTGGCCGCCACCTTGAATAGTTTCTTGTGCTTGGATCCTTCCAATCCGATACTTGCAGAACTTTCAAAACGTCACCCTTCAGGGTTGAGGATAACGACGGTTTACCAAGATGGAGCTGTTTCCATTGCTCCCCTGAAGTTTTTGGTGCCAATGGATGTCCCCATGGCACCTTCTGTCTCATTGTATTGTGACAGGTACTCTCTTTCCGAATGGAAACTGCGGCAGATTCTGGCTTTGCCAGATGCCGACATGATTGAGAGTATTCTTGACGAATTGTTTCCCGCTGGTCCCGATTAGACCATTGCTTGTCTGCGGACACTATTTTTTACTATTATCTATTGCTTAGTTATTGTAATTATAAAACATGCCAAAAAACCAAACAACCAAACCAAGTTTGAATGGCCCATTTAAAAAGAAGGGGCGTCGTAGGAGAAGAAGAAATCGGTCCGGTAAGAGCAATTTGGAGCCGACTCTCCCAAAGGATCAGAGGGAGCCCATAACTTCTTATGGCTCTACTGGAATGATAGCATCCGCTG